TTTAATGGTGTAGTTGTTAATATTGCTGCGATGAATTATACTGAGGAAAGATTTACACACGATCCTTACTCATACGAAGAACTACTAGATAAATGTTCTGTAATGAAGTTTGATGTTAAAGAACAAGTAGAAAAATATGGTAGAGAGATTGAAAAAGAAACACTTAATTGGTGGAAAAAACAATCAGCAGAAGCACAAAAATGTTTATCGCCATCTGATGAAGATGTTTCTATTAAAGAACTGTATCCATTTCTAATTGATAAACATGGTGCACCTCAGTGTGATAAAATATTTACAAGAGCAAATACTTTCGATCCTATAATAGTTAGAACTATATTTGATAACATCGGAATAGAGAAAGATCCTACTCCTTGGTGGACTATTAGAGATACTCGTTCTTATCTTGATGCTTTCCTTTGGGGATCTGGTCATAAAAACAGTTTCATACCTGAAGAAGTAAAAGATAAATTTATACACCACGATCCTAGTCATGATATTGCTATGGATGTTTATAGAATGCAGTCAGTAATACAATTAGTACACGGATAATACTATGATAAAGTTTCATAAAGTAAAATGGAAAAACTTCCTAAGTACAGGTAATCAATTTACAGAAATAAATTTAGATAAAAACAACACTACACTTATTATTGGTGAGAATGGTGCTGGTAAATCTACGATTCTAGATGCTTTGTGTTTTGGTTTATTTGGTAAACCATTTCGTGGGATTAATAAAGCACAGTTAATTAACTCTATTAATAATGCTGATACTTGTGTAGAGGTAGAGTTTACTGTTGGTTCTAAACACTATAAAGTTCTTAGAAGTATCAAACCAAATAAGTTTGAGATATGGCAAGGTGACAAGATGCTTAATCAAGAAGCAAACAGTCGTGACTTTCAAAAGATACTTGAACAACAAATACTAAAATTAAATTATCGTTCATTTACACAAGTTGTTATACTGGGTAGTTCTACATTTATTCCTTTCATGCAACTGAAAGCAAGGTTTAGAAGAGAAGTAGTAGAAGAAATATTAGACATACAAATCTTTTCATTAATGAATATGATTCTAAAGAACAGACTAAAAGATTTACAAGATGAGATTCGTGAGATAGATTATCAATATGAGATGTGTGCTGAAAAGATAACACTACAGGAAAACTATATTGATGATGTTAAGAAAGATAAAAATAAAATATTAACAGAAAAGAAAGCAGAATTAAAAGAAAACATTGGTATAGTAGCAGTCAAAAATGAAGATATAAAAACTTTAGAAAGTGATAATCGTAAATTATTTTTATCAGTTGATGACCAAGTTAAAGTACAAAAGAAAGAAGGAAAACTTAAAGATCTAAAGGCAACTCTAAATGAAAAACATAAACACCATAATGAGATAATAGATTTCTTTGAGTCTAACGAGATATGTCCTACTTGTGAACAAAATATTGATGAAACATTTAAAGACCAAAAGGTTAGAGATAGGCAAGATAAAGTTAATGAATTGTTTGAAGGTATGCAACAATTACAAACTGAACTAGATCTTACTGAAAAAAGAATAAATGAAATATCAAAAGTTACAACTAATATACAAACTAATCAAACTGAGATAGCAACTATTAATTCTTCAATCAAAGAGTTAGAAAAATTTAATGGCAAACTTGAAACACAAATAGAAGAATTAACTAAAAGCAATGTTAGCAATGCTGATACTCAAAAGTTAGAAACACTGAAAGAAGATTTTAGTAAGAACGATAAACAAAGAAAAGAATTAAAAGAAGAGAAAGCATATGCTGAGGCAACAAGAGCAATGTTACAAGACACTGGTATTAAAACTAAGATTATCAAACAATATCTACCAGTAATGAACCAGTTGATTAATAAGTATTTAAAATCTATGGAGTTCTATGTAAACTTTACACTTGATGAAAACTTTGAAGAAACAATTAAGTCTAGGCACAGAGATAATTTTAATTATGCTTCTTTCTCTGAAGGTGAAAAGATGAGGATAGATTTAGCATTACTCTTTACATGGAGAGCGATTGCTAAAATGAAGAACTCTACTAATACAAATCTATTAATACTAGATGAAATATTTGATAGTTCGTTAGATGGTACAGGTACTGATGAGTTCTTAAAGATTTTGAATACACTTGAGGGTGAGAATGTATTTGTAATTAGTCATAAACAAGACCAACTGATAGATAAATTCAAAGAAGTTATTAGATTTGAAAAGCACAAAAACTTTTCTAAAATATCTTGACAAAACTATTCAATAAGAGTATAATGGATATATTATGAGTGAAGAAATTAAATTATTAGATTTAGACCACCCATCTCTAAAAACGAGATTAGAGGGTTGTAGTGAAGATTTAGATAGACAAAAGATTGTAGAAGATCTTACAACTGCTATGGAAAAAAATCAGGGCATAGGTTTATCTGCTAATCAGATAGGTATCCTCGAAAGAGTTTTCGTTATGTACTCTGATGTTAAATCTAGAGAAGTTATGGCATGTTTTAATCCTAAGATTATAACTGAGTCTGAAGAAACTGTAGTCATGGGTGAGGGTTGTTTAACATATCCAGGATTATGGTTAGATATAGCAAGACCAGAAGGTATTGAGGTTGAGTTTGAAGATGTTAATGGCGACACCCAACAAAAAGCATTGTTTGGTTTAGAGTGTCGTATCTTCCAACATGAGTTTGACCATATGGAAGGAACTAATTTTACAAAGATAGTATCTAGAATGAAACTAGATAGAGCATTAAAAAGAAGAGAAAAAATGAGAAAAAAATCTAAGATAGTAATGTCTAGATTATAAATACTGGTGTGAATGCCGAAAGGGTTCACTAATTTAAACTTGCTTAATAAAAGGAGAAAAAAATGACTATTAATACATTCAGTCAATTAAGACCATTCACTATTGGTTATGAAGATATATTTGACCACTTTGAAAATCTCATGGGACATAATGTTCCTAACTATCCACCTTACAACATAATCAAAACAGGTGATTATACTCACAATATTGAGGTTGCGTTGGCAGGGTATTCAAAAGATATGATTGAGGTGATTGTTGAAGATAAAAATTTAACAATTAAATCAGCAGACTTATTAGCAGATAAAGATATGAACAAAGGTGTTGTTCACAAAGGTATCGCAATGAGAGCATTCACTAGACATTTTTCACTTGCTGAAGATGTAGAAGTTAAAGGTGCTGAGTTAAAAAATGGATTGTTAAGGGTATCTCTTGAAAGGGTAGTTCCTGAAGAGAAAAAACCTAAAACCATTAAAATTAAATAAAAAAAACTTGGTTGAGGGGGTTGACAAAACTCCCTCAATAAGATATAATACGAGGTATGTTATGAAAATTGTAGGTGGCAGTAAAGACCATACTCGATTGAGTATAGATAAACAAAAATTATCTGAAGAAGGTTCTGAGTCTGTAGTAATCAAAGAAGCAGAAAGAGATGCAGATAAACCATTTACGATTGAAGATTACAACCAGATGTTTAATCCTATTGAGACAGAAGATATTATGAATGAAGAACAAGATAATCCTAGTGGTTTAAAAATAGCAATGAGAAAAGTAACAGCATTCGAAGTAATGCGTGTTGAGTTCCCATTAGAAGTTATAGAAGAAATAAATGAAAATGGTATGACTAGTGAAGTTAGATTATCATTAACACCTATTTTTGAAACACTATCTAGAGAATATGTAAAACAATGTAGTGATAAATGTGATAAGTGGATAGATGGTAAGTTAGAAGTCCAAGATATGGAGATACAATCTAGTCTTGAGGGCGAAACTTCTTATCTAGGAGCAACACCAGAAGCACTACAATTTCAGTTATACTTGGAGTGTCCTAAAGATTCTATACACATTCCGTATGACAAACTAATATGGTCTAATGTTAATTTTAATTTAGATAAACAAAGACCAGCAAACTTCGAACTAGTTAAACCAGAAGTTGGAACAATGATTATATATCCTTCGTGGGTAGAAAGAGAAACACATTGTTTTTGGGGTAAAGGTACACGCAGAACACTATCTGCTAAAGTAATATTAAAATAAACTATTGAGGTAAATTATAAAATGAAATTAAGTGATAATACCATTTCTGTATTGAAGAACTTTGCATCTATCAATCAGAATTTAATGATAAAAGAGGGTAACAGTCTTCTCACTATGTCTGCTATGAAAAATATTGTAGCAAAGGCAGATGTAGAAGAAACCTTTACAAAGGAAGTAGCAATTTACGATCTAAATGAATTCCTTGCTTCTCTATCTTTATTCTCAAGTCCAGTGCTTGATTTTTCTGATAACTATGTAACTATCAGTGAAGAAAACAGTCCTAAGAATTCTTTGAAGTATTTTTATTCAGATTCTTCTGTTGTTACATCACCAAGTAAAACTATTACTATGCCAAGTTCCGAAGTAACTTTTGAACTCGGTAGCGATGCTCTGGGTAAATTACAAAGAGCAGCAAATGTAATAGGTGCACCTGATTTAGTATTAAGTAATTCTTCTGGTGTTTCTTCTCTAGAAGTAAAAGATAAAAAGAATGATACAGCAAATACCTATTCATTAGATTTAACAACATCTGGTACAGGTACTTTTGACTTCTTTTTTAAAGTAGAAAATATGAAGTTGATGGATGGAAACTATGATGTAGAAATCTCATCTAAAAATATCAGTCATCTAAGTGGTAAGAATCGTTCAGTTGAATACTGGATTGCTCTTGAAACAGAGTCAAAATACGAGGGATAAATTGAACAACTACTTGAGATTATATTATGGAAAAATATTTGTGGGTGGAGCAGTATCGCCCAAGTAAGATTGATGACTGCATTTTACCAAAAGAACTAAAGAAAACATTTCAACAGTTTGTTGACGATAATCATATCCCAAACTTGATTTTAGCAGGTGGTCCAGGAGTTGGTAAAACTACAATCGCTAAAGCAATGCTAGACCAGATGGGTGTTACATCGATGATGATAAATGGTTCTGAAGAATCTGGTATTGATGTTCTTAGAACTAAGATTAAAAACTTTGCTTCCACTGTATCACTAGAGGGTGGTCGTAAATATATCATACTAGATGAAGCAGATTATTTGAATGCTCAATCTACTCAACCTGCTCTTCGTGGGTTTATGGAAGAGTTTCATAAGAACTGTGGATTTATCTTAACATGTAATTATAAGAATCGTTTAATAGATCCTCTACATTCAAGATGTAGTGTGGTTGACTTTATCATTCCTAAAGAAGAAAAACCACAACTAGCAAAAGAGTTTTTTGTTAGAGTACAAAACATTCTTAAACAAGAAAACATTAAGTTTGATACTAAAGTTGTTGCTGAAGTGCTTAATAAACATTTCCCAGATTGGCGAAGAGTGTTAAACGAGTTACAAAGATATTCAGCATCTGGTCAAATAGATGCAGGTATTTTAATTGCTGATACTAACATTAATGATTTAATGTCAGCAATGAAAGCACAAGAGTTTACTAATGTTAGAAAGTGGATTGTTGATAATTTAGATAACGATCCTGTTAGAATCTATCGTAAGATTTACGATTCTTTATATGAAAAAATTGAACCAGCGACTATACCACACGCAGTGGTTATACTTGCTGATTATTCTTATAAGTCTGCCTTTGTTGCCGACCAAGAGATTAATCTACTTGCGTGTCTTACAGAAGTTATGGCACAAGTGAGGTTTAAATGAGTTATGAATTAAAAGAATATCTAAATGCGATAAATTATAACAAAGAAAGATTAATGGATACCGAAGATCCTATGTGGGAAAAGAAATATCCAGCATTCGTAGTAAATAAATGTCTTGCACCCTTTAACGATACTATTCATCTTGTAAACGAAATGAATAGGTTTCATCATCTAGATAACAAACTTCAGTTTGATTTTTTACTAAATACCTTGAGAACTCGTAAAAGATACAGTGCGTGGATGAAAGCGAGTAAACTGAAAGATCTAGAGTATGTTAAAGAGTATTATGGATATAGTAATGAAAAAGCAAAGTCTGCTCTTGATATACTAAATGATGAACAAATAAAAACTATTAAGGATAGTTTGAATAAAGGTGGAAAAAATGGAAAGTATTAACTGGTCGCAAGAGAAGATGCTTGAAGTTAGTCTAAAAGAACCAGATGACTTCTTAAAAATAAGAGAAACATTATCAAGAATAGGAGTTGCGAGTCGTAAAGAACGTAAACTCTATCAATCTTGTCATATACTGCACAAGCAAGGTAAGTACTATATCGTACATTTCAAAGAACTATTTGCATTAGATGGTAAAGAAACTAATTTATCAGAAAACGATATTGCAAGAAGAAATACTATTGCAAATCTTTTAAGAGATTGGGGTTTAGTAGAAGTAATAGGAACTTCCGAACCTGTGGCTCCTCTAAGTCAAATCAAGATAATATCATTCAAAGAAAAAGATGAATGGATACTTGAAACCAAATACAATATTGGAAAAAAGAGAGAAGAGTAATCTTGGAAACTTTTAAGACATTTCTTGCAGAAGAAAAAAAACCATATGATTTGTTGGTAGTTTCACATGATGGAATAGATGATGTAAATGAAACTGGCCCACTCCTAGTTCAGAAAGCAGAAAAGTTAGGTATGAAAGTTTTTCTATCTGAAATTATGGGTTCATTTATGGAAGATACTAATGATGGTAAACTTTTCTATTCATATAAAGTAGATGATAAAGGTGTATCAAAATTACCTACAAGT